CAATCTGTGGGCTTGTTTTGGCGTGGGCAATTGTGAACACATAACCAGTGATAAACAATGCACTAAATACGATTAAAAGATTTTTCATAGTTTTTTCATTGTTTGCATGATGCGGATTTCGGTCATAGTGGCCGCCAAACACGAATCGGACTTTTTAAGGGCGTATGTGAGTTTGTCAATCTTCACATCCAATGCTTCTATCTTTTGGTTTGCCTTTTCAATTTGTTCCTTATACCCCGAACGAAGGTCAAAGTAAAGATAAGAAACGGCCAAAAGCATACAAAAAGCAACGGCAGCAATTGGGTTCTTCCGAAATTGGTCAAACGAAACTGGCAACGCATTTGGTTTAATCTTCGGAGCGGTCATTATTCAGTCGGTGGTAATGGTGGTTGACAATACTCCGCACTTGGGTTTGCAATGCAAAACGCTTGTGCATATTCGGTGTCTAAACTATACCCCATTGAACTTACTCCAACGGGATTAGGCCATACAAGGTATTGAGCAAAGTTTGGTAATGGTTCATCCGCCCAAACAATATCAATGCTTTCATTTGCATTTTGCTTCACACAAATTGGATTGCCCTCGGCATCCGTTCCCCATTCTGTGCAAAGTTGACCCAACTCAACCACAACCGATACAATTTCATTGTTCCATGATACCACAGTTTCCCCATCGGGCATTGTGGTTTCGATTTGTATTTCCTTTTGTAAGGTTTCCCAAGTCGTTGGGGCTACCTCATATTTTCTAAATGTTTGCATATTATAGGGTTGTTAATTGTGCCAATTCTGCGTTGCTTAAACGAGTTGGGAAAAGTAGTTGCTCATTAATATTTCCATTAAATCCAAGCGTGTCATTTGCTCTTAAAAACTTAAATGCGCTTGTCGCTGGAACTACAACTGATGAATCGGTAAACTGCTGGACTCCATTAATGTATGCTACTGCATCATTATTCGCATAGGCAAATGCAACTTTGTACCTACCCGATGCAAGCGTGGCGCTATCAAAGAAAACAGAATCACTACCGCCAGATATTATAAAAAACCTCAATCGATTGTCAGCGGTATTTCCAAAAGAGATAGAAATATCGTTGCTGATTGTTCCATCTGAAATAGAATTTACGTAAAACACTCCGCTTTTTTGCTCCCAATTAAAATCACAAAACAAAGTTCCTTGAGTTTGACCAATCAAAGAACTGATACCCGTTTTAGAACAACTATCTGCCCCCCTTGTACTCGCTGCTCCCAATGTTGGTACATACGAAGTGGCATAGGTTGCTGATTCCTCTAATTGGCAACCCCAAATAAATGCTCCGCTTGTTCCATTGCCTTGATAACTTGTAACATTATTTCCCGTGGATAATTGAATAAGACTTCCAAAACTTGGATGCGTATTATACACACTACAACGATACCAACCATTGCCATAATTAGTTATGGTTGCGGTCGAAGTCGCTGCGATAGTGCCAATCGTTCCGTTTTCTATGTCAAAATAAGTAAATGAACCATTATTTGACAATACGGCAATCCAAGAACGACCCGCTGCTTTAGCAAAAAATGAAAAAGTAGCACCACTACCACTCGCACTACGATAAATTCTATGCTGGTCGTTTGCGGTGTTTTCCACTAATTTGTCAGCACCATAGTACCCACTTGGATCAAGTGTTGTGGTCACATTTGCACTTACAGAAACATTATCTAATGTAGTCCACACCGCATTGTTTAACTGCTCGGAATAAGTCAAAACATTTGTCCTTTGTGGTTCTAACAACAAATTGGGGCAAGTGCTATTAAGGTAATCCAAACGGGGTAGGTTAGCAACGGGGCCAACTGATACTGCCGTGGTTGTTGTGGGGATGTAATCGGTTGCTCCAAAATCCGTGTCTTCAAATTGCGCTCCCCAAAATAAAATATCGTAAGTATTGCCAGAAATATCAGCGGCAATGCCCATCGGTTTTGCCGTGTCTGCTACAATCGTAAAACTAAATCGTTGCCAAGTATCAGTAGCGGTTAAATTTCCAGTTGCTACCGCACCATTATTTCCAAATAATCGAAAAGTTTGATTGGTTGCCCCCGTCCTTTTTGCATAAACTGAAAATGTAGATGGCTTTGGTGAAAAATCTTGATATACCCATTGGTTAGCACTTGAACCCGTGTTAACAATACGAGTCGCAGTCATCGTGCCATCGGGTGCGGTTGCGTAGTTATTTGTCCGCACAATAGTTCCACCACCAGAAGGGGCAAAAACACTCCAAGTCGTTGCCAACGCTTGGCTTTCCAGAATCAAATTCGTCCGCACCTTTTCAATCAACCCATTTGGGCCAACACGGGTTGCGGTGTCATTGCTTCGTGTGAATGACAAATCACCCGCACCATCCGTTGGGACAACGCTATATACTGTACCCACTTTGTAACCGCTTGGTATCGTAACCAAACTTGCTAAATCTAATAAAGTTCCCATAAGTTTAATTTATTTATTGCATTTACTGTGCATTGTTCACCTTCAATTGTACCTCCATCGGCAAGTACTCTAATCTCAAATCGGTCAAAATAATACTGCCCCACATTCACGCCTGGCAATCTCAATTTTGCAATTGCACAACTGAATGCCTCCACAACCCCACCATCCGATTCAACTCGGTTGCGATAGGTCGTGAACAACGAAAATGGGATTCCCTTGTAACGATAGTTTGTGACAAAAATTCCAATCATTCCCCGTATACTACGATTGATCCGTATGTCAAGGTGATTGATGAAATGTAATCGCCATCGGGAACGCTAATAAATACGCCCGAACGCAATGTTACACCCGCCAAACCCAAAGATGCCAAAATACTGGCCCCACTTTTGTCTAATATCGCCGCAATCACGGCATCATCGTTAATGACGAAACCCCGAAATCTACCCGTGGTGGCCGTGGTATTGCTAATTACTTTGCAACCCGTATACCCCGCTGAAAATGCTGATGCTGAAATACTCATAACTATAAAACGATTTGAGGTTAAGTTGTTATATTATTCAATTTATTGAGTTTGGCAATGAAACATTCGCGCCCTTCAACCCTTCCACCACTCGCAATTACCCGAATATCGTATTCGTTGTATAACTCCAACCCACGATTTCTGCCCGTAATGTTTCCAATGCCTTGCGCTCTTAATGTACCATCACAACATTTTCGGGAATATGTACGGCCATCTTTGCACAAACACCCACGCGTTCCACCCCCTTGTGGTGAACTCCTTGATGGGGTTTCCCATTTGCCATTTGCTTTATTCGGATCGTACCAATTACTCATTTTCTTGTGATTAAAAGTATCAAAAATAACAATGCCAATATCAATGCCAAACCAACACCCACCATTTGGGGCAAACTGATTCGTTCTTTGTATTGGATTTGTGGTGGTAATGTGATTGTCTTGGTGAATCGGATGGTGTCGGCCTTCACAATTGTTTGCACTCTTATCACATCGTGATTTCGGTATACAATCGTTTTTACGCCATCTTTTTCAATTGTGAGGGTATCAATCGTTTTTGTGGTGAAAGTGTCCGTAATGGTCACGGAATCGCGTACAAAGATGGTATCAATGCCATACACACTGATTTGTGCCATCTCTGGGCATTTCTTGATGGCTTGTTTCAAATGGTATTGCGCTGAACACCCCGTTAACATCACCAAAAGAATCGTTGCCTTTGTGAACAAATCACAATTGGCGGGTTTCACGATTTTCAATTCCGTGAAGTATTTGGTCAATTTCTTAACCTTTTCATCCTTTGGCTTGTATGTTTTTTTTACAAATTCCATGAAACATAGTTGGATGGGTTGGTATTGGGGTATTCACCCGCTTGTTGATCCTCCGTGTATTGTGAAAATAATTGTGGGTAGTAACTCAAATAATCCACAACCCTACGGCGATAAGTTTCGGCGATGTTTCTTTGGCGTTGAACCAATGAATCCAATTCGCTTTTATCTGGTAAGGTGGTGTTTTCGGGTGAGTTACGCAAAATACCCGCATTGGTTACCTCATAACCATGAAACAACAACAAATCGGCCATGGCGTAATGAATTAACATCGGTTGTACATAGTGCGAAACCAAAGTTTGGTAATTGCCCGTCAATGTTCCCGCTTCCACCTGAGTTAAAATGTACCGATACAATTTTGTTCCCAACAATTCTTGAACTTGAATATCTTGGGCGATTTTCACGAATGGGTAGATTTTGTCTACATCCACATTACCACCCAATTGGGTATACTTAAAAATCAACTCTTTGTCGATTAATAGAATATCATCGTTTGCGTACATCTTATTTGTTCTTTAATGATCCTTTGTTTGGCATATCAATGGGCCTTGTTTTGGCGGTATCCCACCCGCTTGGTGAAAATGGTACACCCGCCGCGTTTGCTGATTTGTTTGAAACCTCTTTGTAGTTTTCCAAGTTTCTATTATCACCCGTTTCATCGGGTTGTTTTGGTAAAAACTTTCCTTTGACTTGTTTGCGTTTGAATGTCAATCGTTCCCATCGGTGGTGGCAATTAACACCGCCTTTGTATTTCCAAATTGAATAAGTGGATTCCCCTTGTGGTGCGAATTGTCCGTTGACACCCGCATCACCCATGGCGATAATATCTTCACGGCGATAAATCACTCCGCCTTTGGATTCTTGAACCATTGCAGTACAAAACTGCCTTGAATTGTTGGATACGAAATTAGGGCCGTACCGATAACGGATTTTGTACACCCCTTTATCGTCATCACTTTTTTTATTGGGGTTTTCATAAGCAAGGTTAAATTTTAATTCTTCATCGGCATCGGTAACCTCACGAACATCAATGAGTTCCCACTCATCCGTGTTAATTGTTTCGCCCTTGCCTTTCAAATGTTCCAACCAAGAATTTTCATCCTCGATGGTCATATCCTTTCCTTCAAAATACGAATAACAAATGGCCGTGGCTTGGTCGGTGTCTTTGCCCTCACGAACTACAATCGGAATGCAACGCCCCAAAAAATCATCTTTGGATTCACCCGCATTGGGTTTTACCAATTCAATCTTTTTTTTTTCGGCTGACAATGATACGCCCGTTTCTTCCTCGCGGGTTTCATCGTCAATGATGTTACCACTCAAATCGGTAAATTCAAGGGGTTGTAAGGTCTTGAAATAAAGATTCAAATTGTACCCATTGAAGTTCAATACCTGGGTAACGGCATCAATAATCAATCGTTGGAATGGTCGTACAACAACATTGTCAAACAAGATTGATGCGGTTTTCATTTCCTCGGCATTGTTACCGAATCCACTATTGTCTTTAATTCCTAACAACATTGGTGAAACAACGCGGTGCGATACCATGATTTTTTGCATGGCTTCACCACTTAAAAATTGATATTGGTTGTGGGCATCACTCAATTGAACGGGTGTGATATCCGCTTTGGAATCTTGACCATCGTTCCATGAAATAATAAACCGACCTGCATTGGATGAACCACCAAACTTTTGTTTGATTTGGGCTTCAACTGTATCTTTTACCTCTGCGGGTGGTTGCCCATTGTTGAAGTTTATCAACATTGAAGGTGCCAAACCATTCATGATGTTGTTGATGTGGAAATTGGAAATCTCCGCTTCCAAGTTGGCATATTGCGTACCTCCTTGGTAATCCACGGGTGCGAAGTAAAAAGAACCCGTTGAATATGGTTTGATTGTAAGGATACATTCGTTTGCGTTTTGGTCGTAACCAAATGCCCTAAACTCAATTGGCGTATGGCCACGCTTCAAATTCGCCCAATCGGGGCAATAATAATACTTTTCAATTTCACCCTTTTCGTTGCACTTTGCGGGGCGAAGGGTTTGTTGTGGAAAGTGTTTGGCTTGTACATACTTTTTGCGATCCTTTGACTTCACCAATTGGAACGATGCTTGGCCCAACATTTTCAAATCCATGGCAATGGCACGGAT